GCTGCTGCAGGAAACACCAACGACTCAAAATCTGCAGAAATTGATTCCAATTTTACTGAAAATGAAAATATTGGAATTATGCAGCCGTATGTCGGGGATGTAATTTTTTCTGGAAGATATGGTCAGTCAATACGATTTAGCACAACGCCTAAATCTGGAAAATTTACATTACCACAAAACTGGTCAGCCGGATCCGAAGCTGCGCCAATTACAATAATTCGAAATTCTGAACAAAAAGAATCTCCTGGTAAGATTAATGGATTTATAACTGAAAATTTTACTGATGACGATAATTCTATTATTATGGCTTCCGGTCAAGAACTTGTATTTGAACAAGCTTCTCAAGTTCTTACTTCAATTAATACAAATGAAATTACTTCATGGCGAGATGAGAAATGGGGCAAAACACCTCAAACGTTAATCAATTCTGGCAGAATTGTATTCAATAGTCAACAACAGGAAATTATTGCATTTGCTAAAAATGGAATTGGTCTTTCTTCAGAGACAAATATAGCTATCGATGCAGAAAACGTTATAGCGCTAAATTCTAAAAAAATTGAATTAGGCGACGAAGCTGATCAATCGCTTATTTTAGGTAATGACTGGGAATCGTGGATGAAAGATTTAGTAAATGCAATTGGAAGCTTAACTGCTATTACTCCTCAAGGTCCTACGCTGCCATTTCGCTTAGCGCCTCAATGGCCGCAAGTAGAACAAATCATGTCTAAAATTAATGAATTGCTCAGTCAGTTGTCATACACTAAAAAGAGCAGTTAATTTTCAAACTAAATAATTATTAAAAAAAGAATATGAATTCCAAAGAATTTATACAGTCTCTTAGAAAACTAATTCGTGAAGAAGTGCAGACAGCTGTTCGTACAGAAGTAGCTAAATTAGTAAATGTAATTACAGAATCTAAAACGCAAGAGATTGGCACGTTTAAACCGACAGCACCTAAGCCGAAAAAACGAACATTTTCGGAAAATCCTTCATTGAATGATTTATTAAATGAAACTGCTGGATTTTCTTCTTCAGGGCCGCAAGTAAGTTACGAGTCAGAAATTAATTATAATGATTTTTCTGAATGGCCGACGATGCGCGGAAACTCAATGATTGCGTCTAAAGCTCCGATGGTCATGACAGATGTTAATGGCTCGGCTGTTGATATGAAACAGTTAGCTAAGACTGAAGCTGGCGCGGCAGTTGTCGACGCATTAACAAAAGACTACTCTGCGTTAATGAAACGTATTAATGATAAAAAAGGAGCGTAATGTCGATTGAACAAAGATATTTTCCGATTGATCTTCAACCTGACGTTGCTGTTGGGATAAAAATTCCATGGACAAGATTAGACGGAGTTTTATTCAATCAATCTTATTCTACTATCGATCAATTACTTTCCAATGTAAAAAATTTAATTTTAACGAGGCAAGGCGAACGAGTTATGCAACCTTTGTTCGGAACGAATTTGCAAGATTCTTTATTTGAGCAAAATACAGAAGATTTGCGAAATTCAATTCGAAACTCAATATCTAGAGCAATTGAATTTTGGCTTCCATACGTGTCAATTGATCGTTTAGATGTCGAGCCTGTAATTGCTATTTTAGGTACTGATGAAGAGCATGGAGTAAAGGTAGTATTATACATTTCTTTAAATGGGCAGCAAGCAGAACAACCTATAACATTTTTAGTAACACCGTCTGGAGTAGAATTAATATAAAATGACACAACTTAGCAAAAAAGACATACGTTATCTAAATAAAGATTTCAGTCAGTATAGAGCAAATTTAATTGAATTTGCTAAAAATTACTTTCCATATACTTACAATGATTTCAATGAAACGTCTCCTGGTATGATGTTTATTGAAATGGCTGCGTATGTCGGCGACGTTTTGTCCTATTACACAGATAGTCAGTTAAAAGAATCTTTTTTAGAATTTGCCGGTAGCAGACCAAATGTGTTAGCACTCGCAGCAAATGTCGGATATAAAATAAAAAATACAATTCCAGCTACTGTAGATTTAGATGTATTTCAATTACTGCCAGCAAAAACAGTATCTGGTTCTAAAGTACCTGATTTTTCATATGCGTTAACAATTAAAGAAAATATGCTGGTCGGTGCTGAAGGCACTGCAGTTGAATTTCGCACTTTAAATTTAGTTAATTTTTCAATATCTAGCAGTATAGATCCTTTAGAAGTATCAGTATATCAAACTAATTCAGTTACTAATGAGCCTGAATACTATCTCCTTAAAAAGAAAGTAAAAGCGATTTCCGGTACAGTAAAAACTAATACATATTCCTTCGGAGCCGCTAAACGATTTGATAAAATCTTAATTACTGACACTGATATTATAGATGTTGTTTCTATTACAGATTCAGATAATAATGAATGGACTGAAGTTCCATATCTTGCGCAAGACACTGTATTTCAGTCAATTGCAAATACAGCTCAAAATGATCCAGATTTATATGGGTATACAAACGTACCATATCTTTTAAAGTTAAAGAAAACATCTAGAAGATTTATAACAAAATTTCGTTCAGATAAAAATTTAGAAATTCAATTTGGACCTGGCATTACAGATACCGATGATCAGGAACTTATTCCAAATCCGGATAATGTAGGATCTAGTTTAACTGGATTGCAAATTCAATTTGATCATCCAATTGATCCGTCGAATTTCATGTATACAAAGTCATATGGTGTGGCTCCGTCAAATACTACCTTAACAGTTAAATATACAACAGGCGGTGGCATTACATCAAATGTAGCTTCGTTTACATTAAAAAATATCAATGACATTCAGTTTTTAATTGACAGTCAAAATTTAAGTAAAGCTTTATTGGATAGAATCAAAGCTTCTGTAGCGTGCACAAACCCACTTCCAGCAACTGGTGGTAAAAGTGAAGAGTCTTTAGAAGAAATTCGTCAAAATGCTATGGCAACATTTGCAAGTCAGCAACGATCTGTGACTGCTCAAGATTATGTAATACGTACATATTCTATGCCGTCAAAATTCGGATCGGTCGCAAAAGCGTATGTAATTCAAGATCAGCAAATTAGTCCTAGAAATAAAGATTTAATGATACCAAATCCGCTAGCGATTAATCTATACACACTTGGATATGATGGGAATGGAAATTTAATTCCGTTAAATTTAGCAGTTTTAGAAAATTTAAGAAATTATCTAGGAATGTATCGAATGTTGACAGATGCAATTAACATTAAAACGGCGTATATTATAAACATAGGCATACGATTTGAAATTATTACATTTCCAGAATATAACTCAAATGAAGTTTTATTAAAATGTATCGATAAATTAAAAGCGATATTCAATAATAAACTTTGGCAAATTAACCAACCAATTGTTTTATCTAAAATTTACACAGAATTAGATAAAATTGAAGGTGTGCAAACAGTATCAAATTTAGAAATTGTAAATTTATACGGAACGTCTGGCGGATATTCAAGTAATTTTTATGATATAAAAGCTGCGACAAAAGCTGGAGTAATTTATCCTTCATTGGATCCAAGTATTTTTGAAATAAAATATCCAAACTCGGATATTATCGGAAGAGTAGTGTCATTATAAATTAATATAACATGATTTGGTCTATACCAGCAACATTAGATACGACAATTTATGAATCAGACCCATATAGAAATACTGGGTTAGATCCTGTCATTGAGCTTTCAAAACTAGGAGATACCTCTACAGGAGATTTAGCAGAATCAAGAATTTTGATTAAGTTTGATTTAACTGATTTAAATTCTATTTTATCGACAAATGGAGTTTCAATATCTGACGTTACGGCTAGTATACGATTATACGCGGTGCAAGAATATGCCCTGCCAAAAACATACACTATCGAGGCAAGACCTGTTTCAGTCCCATGGGACAATGGATCAGGATATTTTGTATATCCTGAAGCAGCGCAAACTAACGCCTCGATTACAGACGGAGCTACATGGATAACTACTGCCGGTACTGGGTCTATATCATGGACTTCATCTTTGTCGACCGGAGCTGCAATGCTATTCAATTCATCAAGCACTATAGGTGGCGGAGCTTGGTTTACTTCGTCTGCAGCAAGTCAATCATTTTCATTTAAGTCTGCAAATTCAGTTGCTGTAAATGTCACTGACATCGTGCAAAGTTGGTATACAGGCTCAATAACAAACAATGGATTTATTTTAGCATTTAATCATAATAACATTACGGCTAGTAACTATCCTGAGACAAAAATTCAATTTTACAGTAGTGATACGACTACAGTTTTCGAACCTCATTTATACGTTAGTTGGTCACCTGGAGTGTCATATTCTACAGGCTCGTTAACAGTTGCTGCTACTACTGACAATCCAATAGTGTATGTAAAAGATTTCAATGCTGTTTTCAAAAAAGATCAAAAAGTTCGTATACGAATTGCAGCTAGAAAAAAGTTTCCGAGACCTGCATTTGCACAAAATTCAGTTTTTTCTGATGTATTGGCGCTTCCCGCTAATTCATATTATAGAATAAAAGACGCGCACAACAATTTAGTTTTAATTGATTACAGCGCGAATACGAAAATCAGTGCAGATTCAAATGGAAATTATTTTGATTTTTACACTACAATGTTGTATCCGGAAAGATTTTATACATTTGAAATAAAATCTGAATATTCTGATGCAACTCAATATTATGACGCAAAAGAATTTACATTTAAAATAGTAAACTAATATGTCTATTTACGAATTACATGAATTTCAACCAGACCGTTTATTTTCTGGGCAAATAGTTCCTACTCGAGTTATTCCTACAAAGTATAAAGCCTATGCTACGGCTTCGAATGGAATTACTGTAATAAATGAAAATGCTAATATCAGCAGTAATAGATCTTTATTAGTTTATACACTACAAAAATTTCCAATGCAAGATTCAATCAAGTTATAGACTTAGACTTTAAAGAATTTCCTCCAATTATTATTGACACGACTATTAGAGACTTGCAGGCTAAAATTTCAGAACTCGAGGCGTCATCGTCGGTACTGTTAGCTACAGATGCGGCAAATAAAAATTTAATAAATACACTAAATGATCAAATAGATTCGTTAAATAAAATTAACTTAATTGTCGATCAAAGTATAGATTCTTCAAATAACACTTCAACATCACCGAATGAGTTAAGTATTGGAACGACTTTTATACCAAATTCGCTGGACCAAAATAAACTTTAGTCTCTTAATGGCAGATATACATTTCAATTGAATTACGACGGGTCACTAAGTCTTTTTGAAAATCAACTAATTGATGGTGATACTAATCAATTAGTATTATTAAAATCATTAGCATCATTAACATCAGTCAATAACTATTACGTCTGCTTTTTAAGTATATTAGCCTAGAATATCTTAATAAGATATTTATTTAAAAGGCTAATTAATGTTATCCGTATATACTAATCAACAAGATCTTTTAAGGACCTCAGTATCTATACCGACAACTCGGTATCAAACTGTTGATAAAGAACTATTCGATAAAAGACAATTTTCCGTAACGTTTAATAACACGTCAGTTAAACCAAAGTTGGAATTTCATGTATATTCCAATGACGGTATTTATTTAACAGGCGATCATGGCGCGTTGTTTTCTATAGAAAAAAACGACACGTCGGCTAATTCTGAAGCGTATGAATATTTAGCGGTAAATTCTCGAGATGTATTTGCTAGATTAGGAATAAGCAGAGGGCAGTATCGAGTTGTTTATAACTTTTTCGATAATTTAATTGGCTCTTTTGAAGGCGAAAAATTATTTATAAAAGAAATATCTCCTTCGCGCCGAGAATTGCGTTTGCAACTTTCCAATAATGACGGAATTACTTTACGCAAGCAGTATGAAAGTTTTAAAACTCGTTGGGACGAAACGCAGAAGAATGATATATTTGATTCGTTTATATTAAACTTTGGATTTAATGAAACATTTCAAATTGTAAATCTTCGTTTTGAAGAGCAGGAATATTTAGAAATCATAGTAAAGCTGTATCAACCTTTACCGGCTCGTTTCGGGGAAAGAGTGAAGCTGTGGATTTCTGAAGAAATAATCGCTCCGGTAGTTGAAGTTATATCGATTGTACCGAAAGAAGTCACCGAACCTTACAATCGATTATCAGGACCGAATTTCGATTTAGATGAGTTTGATGGATTCTCAACTGCTACTAGCTATAAATCTTGGAATGACTTACTCGCTGCGAATATTCAAACTTCGCAGCAAATCATAGACAGTCAATTTTCAGGATCGCTAGCGGGTTTGAAATTGAATATAAGTTATCGTATATTTGATAATTTCGTTCATTACAGTTCTGCAGTTGAGCGAGTAAAGAATTTCAAATACAAACTTGAAGTAATTGAAAATTACACTAATCAAATTAATACTGTAGCTGTTATTCCTGGCGGCACTATAATTCAAACAAATTTAGCTGACTTATACAATAAACGAAACAACATAGTAAGTAGTTTTGACGACTTTGAAAAATATTTATTTTTCGAATCAACCGGCAGTCAGTTATATACTCACGTAGACGAAACGGCAAATTCTATAATTACTGGATCTGGAATTGTTAATCCATGGCCTAAAACAACTCCAGTATCCGCTACGTGGCAAACAGCATTTTCGTTATGGAGTACAATGACATCGCAATGGTCGATTGCTAGTAATCCGGATCCATATGGATATTTTTCTATTCAAGAGCTTACTACATCAGCTGTTGCAGAGACGTATTACGCCGATTTACTTGAAAAAGCAGAGTTATATGATACGCTGAACATTCATAAACTGCAAAATACAGTGCCAATGCACTTACAGGGTTTAAGTGACTCTGAAGAATTTTTACTGTTTGTGCATATGCTTGGTCAGCATTTCGATATTTTATGGACTTATATAAAAGCACTTTCTAGTATACATACTCGAGAAGAGCATCCCAAAGATGGTATGCCAGGAGACTTGCTATATAATGTAGCTAAGTCTTTAGGGTTTCAGCTATTAAATGGCAAATCTACATCTGATTTATGGAGATATGCTTTAGGAGTAGATGCTAACGGAACTGTACTGCAAAATGACGTAAATGGAATTTCGTCAATTTCTGATTCAGACGCTACAAAAGAAGTTTGGAGACGAATAGTAAACAATCTTCCATACATTTTAAAATCAAAAGGAACGTCTAGAGCTATTAAAGCTTTGGTAACATGTTTTGGAATTCCAACTTCTATTTTAACTATAAAAGAATATGGAGGCCCTTCAACGTTTACTGATAATGACCATTATCCGGAATACGTGCATGATACGTATCGATATGCTTGGTTGTCGACGACAGGGAGTATTCAAATTCCAATTACTAGATATCGTAATTCACTGAATACTTTAGTATATCCTGATGCTTTAGAGTTTCGATTTAAAACTGACAATAACTTTAATTACAGTGTTGGTACGCAATATAATATTTTATCAGGCTCTGGCATTAGGTTGTATTTAACTAAAGACTCGTCAGACGATAATCAAGGCACTGTCACGCTTGTCGTTAACAGCACTTCAGGAAGTATTGCTGATTTAGAAATTTTCGATCATTCATGGCAACATGTAGTTATTTCAAAAGTTGCAAACGTAACTGCTAGTTTAGAAATTGCAAAATCATTGTATGGAAAAACGATTTATTTGCAATCTGCGTCTTTCGTAACCGGGTCTGGAGTTGCTGATCCGCTACTAACTAACACAATTACTTTTGCAACTGGCTCAAATAAATTATTCGGCCATTTTCAAGAAATTCGTTTATGGTCTGGATCGTTAAATGACGATACAATTCGTGAGCACGCAGCATCTCCAAATACATATACTATTAACGTAGATCGCACAGCTCTCACGACAGGAGAAGAAGGAGACGCTCCTTACGAGCAATTACTGCAACGTTTTTCGCTAGCAAACACGCAAATAGACGTTAGCGCTTCGAAATTTGTG